CGACCGGCCGATCGTTGATCGCCTGCTCGCCTGCACAGTGGACACCGCCACCGACACAGACGTCGTCGACCTGGCCCGCCTGGTCGCCCGCTATGCCGACTTCCAGGGCGCCTTTCTTCTGAAGAAGGACCTGATCCAGGCCGCCAAGACCTTGGGCTTCGCCAGTCGCGACGCTCTCAACACCGCTGCCAAGCGCATTTGGCAGTCCGGTTACTCGCCAATGAGCGATCAGGCTGACACAGGTGTAGGATCTGGCGCAGACGTGCAGGCGGCCGAATGAGGCGGCTGGCGTTGTCCCCTCTCTTGAAAATTTCTTGCTCCCCTTGCAACTGCTCCCAAACACTTATGCAGCACTACGGAGATCTAGACCCTATCAACCCTGGCTCTGTCGGAGGCGCAGACACTGCCGCAGCCGAAGCCGCCCTGGAGGCTGAGCCGGAGCCGACGGGGCCAACCGAATGGGAATGGAAAGACATTGGCGACGGCAAGCCGGTAAAGGTTCGGCGGTGCCACAAATGTGGAGTCTGCCCATCAAGCGTTGACGACTGCGCCCGCTTCGGTGATTCACGTTGTCCATATTTTGGGATTGATGCTATGGCCACCCCGCCAGCGCCGGTGCCAGAGACGCCTCCAAATGATGCTTGGTGGCGCGAACTCATCAACGAGATCGCCAGGGTTCAGCATGTTGCAGCAAGCGAAGGCCAGGGCGGACGGTTTGACCTGGCCGAAGCTGTTGAATTGTGGTGCCGCCCCGCCACCCTGCTAGCGCCGGAGCAGGGGGAGGTGGAGGAGTGCCCGCATTGCGGCTATGAAGGCGAGATGGCGCCAGTGATCCAGGCTGGGGATGTGGCCGTGCCGGAGCCGGTGAGTGAGCGGCTGCGCCAGATCGGCGACCGCCTGCGAAATCAGGACAACCGCTGCACCGCGAATCCGATCTTCCTGGTTCGCGGGAAAGAGCGGATTTACGGCCTTGATTCAAGCGCCTCTGACGAGATCGTGTGGATGGACGATGAGTGGAACCCCGTTGAAATTCCCGAGGGTGCCGACCCTGAGGAACCCCCCCACGGTTTGACGGTGGCCCGGTACACCACTAGGTGGAAAGCCTTAATGGTGGCATTCACGGAACAGGGATGCAAGGAGCACTTGCGTCTTAATGGGCACAATTATCGAATATACGATGAGGTTGGTATCTACGTTGATTCTCTCAATCGCTGCCCTGAGATGATCGCCATCAGGGAGTTTCTTTTAGGGCTGCCAGCGCCCCAGGCTGGGGCGGTCCAGCCATGACCGTCCCAACTGCCGTTGCGGTTTTGCGCGAAATTGCGGCGATGCACTCCGAAGGTGTGGCGACGTTGCGGGCCAACATTCTCGCCGAGCGGCTTTGGCCTGAGGGTCGTCGCCAAAATTCCAAGGGCCAGGTGTTTCACTTGGGCGCCAGTGTGGCGGCGCAGCTGTTGCGAAGGTGCCCGGCTGTACGCGAAAAGGAGTCAAGGCTGTGGGAAATCCTGCCCCACAGGCTGCCAGCGCCCCAGGCTGGGGAGGTGCAACCGTGAGTACCCCGCCACTGATGCCAGCGGCCTACTCCGCCGGCAATGGTGTGACGATTCGTAGAACCAGGCAGTCCCCTGATTTGTGGGCCGTTCACAAAGGGGATATGTGGCTCGGCAACCTGGAATGCCTTTCGACTGATGGCGAATGGGTCCACGAGCCAATGCCATCGTTCCGAACCCAAGGATGGCTCGACGACCATCGCTTTGCTACCGCTGAATCCGCTGCAGCCGTTTTGGCTGCTATTTCACAGCCTGCGCCCCAGATCAAAAGGACCCAGCCATGAGCATCCCAACCGTCAACTATCAAACCTTTCGCGATGATCTCATCGCCCGCATGGCTGATGAGCTGGACCACCTTCAGCCGCTGCCTGCGTTTCCGCCTGTCACGTCTCATCCGCTCGCCGCCGAAGCGCGCGCTTTGCAGTTCCGGTAAGTGAGCGGCCATGGGAGCGGGAAGGTTGGTGTCATCCCGAAACTGGAATGTGCTTGATTGAGCAATGGTGCGCCGATGACATTTACTCGATAACATGGAAACTCCAGCTTCCGATTAGCGAGCAGGAGATAGAAAAAGGCAGACATTGCACGATCAAGGCTGTTTACCCTGAAGGGCGAGTCGATAACTTTTTGCTGATGTTCGGCAGATCGCTTCCTTTTAACAGCACTTTTCTGGCAGTACCTATTCAGCCATGACCGCCACCACTTTCCTCTTTGTCTATCTCACGGGCATTCCTTTTGTTTGGTCTGCTCTTGTTATCTGGAAGCCCGGCTTAGTCTGGTGGGAGCGAGCGGACCCAGTCCTGTGCCTGTCCAAGGCTATTTTGTGGCCCTTGATTCTTTCACTCTTTTTCTTGCGACTTTTCTGGGCGCTTCTCATTCACACCCTTTCGGCGTTTTTTAACCTTGGCTGACACCTTCCGTTCCATCCGCTATCCCAAAATCCCTAAGGACTGGGATCAGCGTTTCCTATACCTGGCTGCCACCGTCGCCGCCTGGTCCAAGGACCCCTCGACCAAAGTCGGCGCCGTAGCCGTGCGCCAGCGGCGGGTATTAGCCACCAGCTACAACGGCCTGCCTGCCGGCATGATCGACAGCGTAGAGCGCTTGCTTAACCGAGACGTTCGTCTCGCTTTAACAATTCACGCTGAGCTGAACTTGGTCACCTTTGCGGCCCGTCACGGTGTCTGCCTTGATGGATCTACCGTTTACACTTACCCCTTGCTGCCTTGCAGTAATTGCGCTACCGCTTTAATTCAGTCCGGTATAACCAAGGTGGTTGCCCCGGACTTCGTCATGCCGATGCGCTGGCAGGAATCCATCACCCAGGCCAAGCAAGCCTTCCTAGAGGCCGGCGTTGGCGTCGAGCTGCTGGCCATTGAAGGCCCTCTGCATGTAGCTGCTGCGTCAAATCCAGATCGCGATGACCACGAGGAAACTGAAGACGCGCACTTGCGGCTGGTGTAATCCCACGCCAGTGCTTATGCTGCACCCACTTGCTCAGCAGACCTTGCACAACTGTCCTCCGGGATCCCGCGTCAAGAACTCCCTTGACGGCCGTCTGGGCATGGTCTACAGCTCGCCGGAGCGAGCGCGAGCGTCTCTTGCCTTGGTTCCAGTCATGGTAGAGGGCTCCACCCGCCGCGAGCTTTGGGCCACCCACACCACCAGACCGCTCCCTCGGACTGAGCAATTTGTCGCCTTGGGTGGCACGAAGAGCGCGCCTGCCGGCTACCCTCTGACGCCTTTGGACGGCTGATGGCCCGCCGGCGCAGCTCTGAACCTGGACGTCAACGCAGTTCTGCGCTCCTACCAGTTGCACTATCTGGAGTTCTGGGCCCTGGTTGACGTGCGCGGGGCGGATGATTGCTGGGAGCACCAGAACCGAGTTCTGGATTACGGCCGCAGCAGCTGGTCTCTAAGCGTGCGTCGCCCCACCTGGCTTACTGGCGGGCAGACACGCATTGCTCCCTACCGGGTCGCTTCCTGGTTTTCCTGGGGGGACACGGGTGCGCTGGAGGTCAAGCCGGTTTGCGGCAACCGTGCCTGCTGTAATCCTTTGCACCTGCGAGTGGTGCACGTTCCCCACTTCCACCGGGCGGCCACGATCGATTGCGTCGATCTATGCCTTCAAGTTGAGCAGCACCAGAGCTACACCAGCAAGTTGTTGCAACGGAGCACAGGGCGAGTTCCCGTAGAATCCAGCTCTGCCTCTCCGTGACCATGGGCTGGACCTCCGACGATTACGAAAGAAGTATCGGACTGAAGGGCGGGCAGGAGCTCCGCAATCCAGGATCGGACAACGCTCGGTTTCGGGCCGATCTCCAGAACTCCCAGTACCAGGCAACCGCCAGGCAGCTTGGAATCAAGAGCCTGGACAGTGCGAATGACTTGGCCAAGGTCATCAGCCATCTCAACGGCCAGAAGCAGTCCGCATCTCCTGTGACCCCCAGTGGCGCCGGCGGCTCTCCTGCGGCCCAGGCCACTACCGCTGCCAAGGACCGGGCTGAGGCTTCTTATCGCGAGTCTCTTCCCGCCACCACTCCAAAACAGAACCCCTGGGTTCCCCTCAAGTTCGGAGGCGGCACCGGGGACGAAGCCCATAATTCCCAGGCCCGCTCCAACAACGCCAACCTGGCCACCCAGGGGATGCTGGACGCGGCCCGCGCCACCCAGGAGAGCACTACCAAGTCGGCCGATCGCTTCGACGCGATGACCTTCAACTCCTCCCAATGGATGGCGGATATTGACAGCCGCAACATGAGCGCCCTGTCCCCGAACCTCGCCCTACCGAAGAATCCGACTGAAGCCCTGCAGGGCTTCTATGGCGACATTTCCAACAAGATGAAGAGCTACCTGTAGGCGGTCTTGCCTGGCTCAAGGTGTGTCTGTATAGTGCAGCGAGTCGCAACCTCCTCTTGTCCGAACAGCTGGCGCCCGACCGCCTTTTACTGCAGGCGCCCGACCGCCTTTTCCGCGTGGTCCGCCTGGACCGCTCCACCAAGCCCCAGACCCTGGCTTGGCAAGCGATGCACCAGGACTACAGTGAGAAGGCCGTCGCCGATGAGCCGGTCCCCGAGACCGAACAGCTGGCCGGCGAGATCATCGTCAGGCACCTGCTCAAGAACGAGCGCGGCCACTACGGACCTCTTGAGCACCCGTCGATCACCTTCAACGTGATCGGCTTCCCTCACGACCTAATGCAGCAGGCCCGTACCCATCGGGTCGGGATTTCGTTCGACGTGCAATCCGGAAGGTACACATCTCAGAGAATTGTTGATGTGGTCACAGGCAAGCGTCCACTGGAGGAGGTGTTCTATCTCCGCCCAGTTGGGATCTATTGTGATCGCTCCGGGAAGAGGTACGTCTACGGAGACTTGCAACGAGGGCGTGATTTCCAGCAATGCCTAGAGCTGGCAAGCGCTTTTGCCGTCAAGGTTGACCAGGAGGGTCTTGGCATGGCCGAAGAGCACGCCCGGGGCCTGATTCCCTACTGTATCCGCCAGCACTTTGTTGTGTCCTTCAACGCCCGCTCCCTGATGCACTTCATGGATCTGCGGGCCAAGACCGATGCTCAGTTGGAGATCCGCCAGCTGTCTGCGATGCTCTTTGCTGAGTTCAAGGATTGGGTTCCCCAGATCGCTGAGTATTACGAAACCAAACGCCTGGGCAGAGCCCTGCTGGCCCCGTGATCGACCACAGCTGGATGGAGA